TATGGATAATGACCCAATTATCTCATCGGCATTAGATATATACGCAGATGAATGTACACTTAAAAACGAATTCGGTGAAGTTGTACAAATCAAATCAAAAAACGAAAAAGTAAAAGAAATATTAGAAAACCTTTTCTATGATATTTTGAATATAGAATTTAACCTATGGTCTTGGACAAGAAATATGGTTAAGTATGGTGATTTCTTTTTACTACAAGAAATTCAACCAGGTGTTGGTATTATAAATGTAAGACCACTTCCAGTTTACGAAACTGAAAGATTAGAGAATACTGACCCAACTAATACAAATTATATTAAGTTCAAAGTAAATCACGACCCAAATGGTAAAGGTGAGTATGAAAACTATGAGATTGTCCACTTCAGATTATTATCAGATACAAACTTCCTTCCTTACGGAAAGGCAATGATTGAGAATGGTAGAAGAATTTGGAAACAAGTTTCTTTGATGGAAGATGCAATGTTAATTCATAGAATTATGAGAGCACCGGATAAGAGAGTGTTCAAAATTGATATTGGTAACATTCCACCACAAGAAGTTGATAACTACATGCAAAGAATTATCAACAAAATGAAGAAAACTCCATTTGTTGACAAAAAGACTGGTGATTATAACTTAAAGTATAATGTTCAAAACCTAACTGAAGATTTCTTCTTACCTGTTAGGGGTGGTGATAGTGGTACTCAAATTGATTCATTGGGTGGTTTAGAATATACTGCTATCGATGATATTGATTACTTAAAGAACAAACTATTTGCAGCTCTCAAAATTCCAAAAGCATATTTGGGATATGATGAGAATGTAAATGGTAAAGCAACTCTTGCTGCAGAAGATGTGAGATTTGCAAGAACAATTGAAAGAATCCAAAGAACTCTTATTTCAGAGTTAACTAAATTAGCAGTAACTCACTTAGCTGCTCAAGGTATTGAAGGTGCTGAAATGGTAGATTTTGAATTAGATTTAGTAAATCCATCTACAATTTATGAGCAAGAAAAAGTAAATCTTTGGAGTGAGAAAGTTAGATTAGTTTCAGATATTCAGGGATTAAATATGGTATCTAAAGATTGGGCATACAAAAATATCTTTAACTTTAGTGATGATGAAGTTGGTTTCCAAAAAACTCAACTTATCAATGATTTAAAAGATAGATTTAGATATCGTTCAATTGAAGATGAGGGTAATGACCCAGCAATGGAGACAGACCCAACTGATGTAGAGGATGAATTGGAAGAATTAAAAACTGAATTAAAGAACAAAGGTGGTAGACCAAAAGAGGGAAACACCTATGGTAAAGATAAACATCCTTATGGGAGAGACCCATTGGGTAAAAAAGAAAATCAAAAAGCGTTAAAGAAAACTGAATCAAAAGTTAGTAAAACTACGCATAAAGTTGCTAGAGAATATGTAAACGGAGTTTCAGCAAAACGAAGGTTGATGAGTGAAAACGGAGACTTTTTAGATGACGCAAATTTGATTGATGAATAAAAATTTAGGAAATCAAAATTAACTTATATTTATATACGATGTATTGTATCGTATATTGATATATTATTATAGGATAAAAACACAATGAAGAGGGTAAAACATTCAAAATTTAAGAATACTGGTATTCTATTCGAACTTTTGGTGAGGCAAATCACTTTAGAAGTATTGAATGGTGATACTACTGAAAAAGCTAAAAAAATCGTAAGGGAATTTTTTAGCCCAAAAACAGAGTTAAACAAAGAGTTAAGATTGTACGAACTTCTTATGAAGGAAAAATATAGTTCAGAATCAAGAGCTGAAAAGTTTATTGATACTGTCAATGAAGCACACAATCGTATTGACCAAAAACAACTTCACAAAGAAAAATATAATCTTATCAAAAAGATTAACGAATCGTTCAATATGGATGAATTCCTTTCTTCACCTATTTCTAATTATAGAGTTTTGGCATCCATCTATAAGATTTTTGAATCTAAAAAGATGGATAACTATGATGTAAAAGATGTATTCAATTCAAAGATTACCCTCATTGAATCTATCACATCTAATCCATCTATCAAAACTCAAACAAAAAAAGATACATTAGTTGAAAATTATAAAAAACAAGATAAAGATTTAAGATTACTTACTTATAAAATTTTAGTAGAAACTTTTAACAAAAAGTATTCTAATTTAAATGAATCTCAAAAAGCTTTATTAAAAGAATATATCAATAACTTAACAAACACAACTGGATTTAAATCATATATACAAAAAGAAATTCCAAATATTGTGAATGAATTAAAATCAATCCAAAAAAATGTTAAAGATAAAGTAACTAAAATTAAGTTGACAGAAACTATTTCTGTTTTATCTAAAACTAAAATTGGTAAAGTTGTTTCTGATAATCATGTTTCATCTATAATGATGTCATACGAATTAATTAAAGAATTGAAAGCTAAGATATGAAGTTAAGGGAGTTAATTGAAGATTTAATTGCTGAAATTGAGCAAGATGAGTTAGATATTGAAGAGGCTACCACTACTGGTGATGTGGCTGGTTATAATACCCCTAATGCTTTCAAAGATACTGATGGTACTGATGAAGATGAAGAAAACGATGATAAATTTGTTGATACTATAAATAAAGCAAGTGGTTACAAAAGAGTTAGTGAAAATCGTTGGTTAGAATTAAAAAAAGATGAATCCACTCCAAAGCAAAAAATTGGTAGAGGGATTTCTAATGTAAACAAACAACTTTCTGAAATTGAAACATTCCTAAGATGGTATGGTAGAATTAAAAAAGAAAGTGATTTAAATTCTGACCAATATTGGAAAAGAACACAAAAGAATCTTTTTAAGATTAGAGAAAGATTAAACACTATTGTAACGCAGATTAGCAAATTATAAATTAGGATTGGCAATTATGAATATTACCAGAGAAACTATTAAAGACACACTCAGAGCCATTATGGCTGAAGAAACTGAGTATCAAACATTTTTCAAAAAAGCTTTAGAGAAAGCAGGGAAATCTATCCCATCAATGTCTGATGAGGAAAAGAAAGAATTTTTCAATAAGATTGATGCTGCTTGGAACGCTAAAGGAGAAAAGAATGAAGATTTAAAAGGTGACCAACATAAATTAGATGTTGATGGTGATGGTGAGATTGAAGCATCTGATTTAGCTGCTTTAAGAGCTGGTAAGAAAAAGGAAGAATCGGTAAACGAATCTGCAGGATGTGGATGTGGTTGTGGATGTGGTGGTTCTAAAATGAACGAAGAATTCAAATCAAAAGATTCCACTTTTGAAAAAGTATATGGTATCTTTGATAAAAGAGATTACTTTAATGCTAAAGGTTTAGCAAAAGTACAAATCGGAAACTTTGAAAGAGCACTACAAAAAAACGATAAAGGTGCACAGCAAATCTTAGATAAGTTCAAAGGTGATATGGATAAGGCAAAAGATTACATTATCCAAGTTATCACAGATAGAAAAAAGGAAGATGCGTTCAATCAATATAAAGCATTTAAAGTAGCAGTTGATTCAATCCAAAAAGGAAAACCTATATATGGAGCAGTTGATTTAGTAAAATCAAGAATTCATAACAACTCACAAAAATATACGATGGCTCTTTATAGTGCAATTCGTAATCAAAAATTTAATAAATGGAAAGATATCCATGCTGATGTTGATTCTTTAATTGGAGAATCGGTAAATGAAGCAAGATTGGGTAAAGTTGCAATGTTGAAAGATGTTGAAGCTGGTAGAACTTCATCAGTTGAAGGAGTTAAAATTTCTAAAGATTTAGCTTTTGAAATGAGAATGTTCTTACAAAGACCTATGTTATCAAGAAGTAGAACTGGTATTGCTATTGATAATTCACAAATGAAAGAAGCAATCCCTATGTTAGCAAAAGTTGGAATTCACAAAAGATTATCATCTGGTGTGAAAAAAGAATTTGCTGAGTTATTAAAGAAATATAAATAAGGATAACCGATATGAGAAACCTATTAATAGAAACAAACTTATTTGAAGGAAGGGTGAACGAAGATTCATCAGGAAGAACTATGGTTAAAGGTATCCTTCAAAGAGCAGGTGCAGAAAACCAAAATGGTAGAGTGTACCCAAAAAATATCTTAGAAAGAGAGATAAACAAATATCAACAACTAATCAAAGAAAGAAGAGCATTGGGTGAATTAGACCACCCAGATTCTTCAGTTATCAACTTAAAGAATGTATCACATAATATTAAAGAGGTACATTGGGAAGGTAACGATGTTGTAGGTACAGTTGAAATCTTACCTACTCCTTCTGGAAATATTCTAAAAGAATTATTAAGAGCTGGAATCCTATTAGGTATCTCATCAAGAGGTATGGGTTCTACTCAACCAATGAAAGATAACAAACTTTTAGTTGGTGAAGATTTTGAACTAATCGGTTGGGATTTTGTTTCCAACCCATCTACACATGGTGCATTTATGACTCCAATGAACGAATCGGTAATCAAACAAATTGGTACTGATGTTTGTGGAAATTTTTGTAAAGCACAAGATTTAATGAGAGAAATTATAACGGAGTTAGCATAATGAGTAAAAAGAATTTTGACATATACGATTATGTTCACAACAACAAATTTACTTTGAAAGTTGAGAACAAAGGAGGTACTAAAGTATCTAAAGGATATAATGATATTAGAAAAACTAACATCAACGAAGTAAAAATCGTAGATGGTAAATTTTCATTATCTGAATCATTAGAAGGTGAAAAAAAATTATCAAATGAAGTTAAGAAACACTTCTTAGAAATTATCTCAACTTATAAAGCATACCAAGAACAAATGAAAAGACAATCTGATATCGTTGAGGTAGCAGAAACTTTGGGTGGTATTGTTGAAGCAGCAAAAACATTAACTCTTTCAGAAAATGATGATTGGTTCGATAAAGTAACCATCAAAAGAAATATGAGTGAGTTGGATAAAATGGATAAAGCATTTGATAAGGTTGCAACTGAAGCAAGAGCTTTAGATGAAAGGTTACATGCATTATATGAAGATATGGGTAATATCTTAGGTAGATACTATGAGATTGCTGATATTGATATTAATATGGCAAACGAAAGATTAGGTAAAAAATAATACAATGATTAAACTAACTGATTTATTAGAAGCTGAGAAAGCATTCACCGCAACAAGCAAAGAAACTGGTAATGTATCAGTATTCAAAACCAAAGCAGCTAGAGATGCTGCTGTAAAAGCTGGTTCTCACGAAAAAAGAAAAACTGATAAAGATGATGCAGTAGATGTACCAACTGGAGAGAAGAAACCAAATATGTTCTCTAAAGATACTGGATACGATGCACCTGATGCAAAATCAGATGATACTCCAAAAGTAACTCCAAGAAAAGCAAACAAAGTATTAGTTAAGACTGTTGATAAATTCTCAGAAAGGTTAGGATTAACTCCTGATAAGTTAGGTAAGGAAGATTATGAAAAGAAAATGCTAACTTTGGTACATGATGCATTAGAAGATGCAAACTTCCATTCAGCAAACAGACAAATCTTCGCTGATTTATATGGTAAGCCGGAATTAGCAAAAAGACCTGATTACTCCGAAGCTCCTGAATTTGGAACACCTGAAAGAGATGAGTGGGAAGAAAAAAACTCTATCTATGGTAAAAGATTTGATTCAGCAACATCAAACTTTGATGATTCGGATGAAATGGTTGGGGCAATCACTTCACAAGCTTCTTGGGATGGACAACTTACTATTGATGCTATCTTAGATAAAATGAGAAGAGATGGTTCTAATGAATTAGCAGATAAAATCCAATCATCTTTTGATAAGGATATGGAAAATAATGAAGGTACAATTAAACTAACTGATTTATTAAAAGAAGGTAAATTCAAAAAAGAAGAAAGAGATTTAAAAAACATTGCAGGTACAGTAAAAATTGATTTTGAAGAAGCACTTGAAATGTTAGAAGAAGATGGTGTTTTGGAAGCAATGGAACATTTAGAAAACGCTATTGAAAGAATTCAATATGTTCATAAACAATTAAAAAGAAAATCATAAAGTAATACCATGCCTGCACAATCTCAACAACAACAAAAACTATTCGGATTAGCATTAGCATTCAAAAGAGGTGAAGTTCCTGCTTCAGAGGTTTCGGATGAAATAAAAGATATTGCTGATAGAATGAGTGAAAAAGAGATTGAAGATTTCGCAGCAACAAAACATAAAGGATTACCAAAGATGAAAGAACAACTTAGAAAAATCGTAAGAGAGATAATGAGAGAAAGAGCTATCTCTGAAATTGAACTATCTAAAGATGATATGGAAAAACTACACTCTGATGGTGAAGTTGAAGTTGATGGTGAGAAAGTAACCTTTGAAGAAGGTAAGAAAAGATTCAGACAGCAAGATGGTATTGGTAAAGCTAAATACACAATCTCTTACCACGATGGAAAACAAAAACACAAAGATGGTAGTGATTTCTTTGGAATCCAAATCTTCAAAAACAAAAAGGATTTAGAAACTTTCAGAAATGCACTTTTGAAAAAAGGATATATTGAAGAATCAGTAAACGAAGGTATTGAACCACAAATCAAAAAGATTGCTTACTTTACAGGTACAAGACCTGAAGCAGTTGAGGATTTTGTTTCTAAGTACGCATTGAATTTTACTAAACTTCTTAAATATGTTGAAAAGGGCGGATTACCCCAAAGAATGGAATTTGTTGCCGCACTTGCTGGTAGACCAAATAATCCTAAACAAAAGAAAATTATCAAAATGTTTAACGAATCAATTAACGAAGGATACTCTACTGAAGAGAAACGAATCGTAATGATGGCAGTTAGAAAACTTGCCAAATATAGAAATGTACCATTAGATTATGCAATTAATGATTTATTAGGTGCAGGAAAAGAACTCGAAAGAGATATCAAAAAAGGTAAAATTACAAAGTAACTACACCAATTCTATAAAAAACTTATAATTTTCTTTAGTTTTTTATTGTTTTATAAATTTTTATATATTTATTCGTATAATAACCCACGACTATGTGGGTTTCATTGGTTAATGAATACTAACTTTTAATGTTTAGTGACCGAACAACCAATTTACACTATTCTATATTGAGGTTCCTCAAATAACTTCAGCAAATTTTAAAAATAAAAAGTAAAATGGCAAATTCAAAATTGTTAAAAGAAGCAATTGCGGATGCTAAAGCTGTAAGAGAAACTGCAATCGCTAACGCTAAGATTGCACTTGAGGAAGCATTTACTCCAAGATTACAATCAATCCTATCAAAGAAGCTACAAGCTGAAATGGAAGGTGAAGAGGAAGAAATCGAAGAGGAATTAGATTCAAGTGATATTGGTAACGGTGATGAGGATTCTCCAGTTGAACCATCTGATGTTGCATCTGACGCACACACCGAACTTGGACCTGAATCTGAAGAAGAAACTGCAGAGGTAGGAGACGAGTTGGAAGAAGGTGAAGGTTCTGTTGAGGACCCAACTAACGCTGATGACGCTACAATTTCGGAAGAAGAAGAATCTGAAATCGAAGAAGAAGAATCTGAAGAAGAAATTTCTGAAGAGGAAGATGAAATCGAAGAAGAAGAATCTGAAGAAGAAATTGAAGAAGAAGAAGATGAGTTAGATTTGGAGTCTATCATTAGAGAACTTGAAATGGGTATGGAAGATGAAGAAGAAATTTCTGAAGAGGAAATGGATTCTGAAGAAGAAGTATCTGAAGAAGAACATGAGGATGAAGTATCCGAAGAAGATGAAATCGAAATGGATTCTGAAGAAGAAGCTGAAGAAGCTGAAGCTGAAGATGAAGATGAAGATGAGGATGATGAAATCGACTTGGATTTGGATGAAATTCTTAGAGAAATGGGATACGGCGAAGGTGAAGAAGAAATTGAAGAAGAAGAACACGAAGAAGAGGCTAATGAAGAGGTAGTTAGACTACAAACTGAATTAGAAGAAGCTCTTTCAACTGTTAAGACTCTACAATCTACCATCAACGAAGTAAACCTTCTTAACGCAAAATTATTATACGCTAATAGATTGTTCAGAGCTTATAACTTAAACAATGAGCAAAAATCTAAAGTTGTTGAAAACTTAGACAGAACATCATCTGTTAGAGAAGTAAAATTAGTTTACGCTACGTTAGCAGAATCAATGAATTTTACAGGAACTGAGAAGAGAACTAAGAAAGTTGTAGCTGAAGCTGCATCTAAACCAGTTGCTTCTACTGCACCTGCAAAAGAAATTATTTCTGAAAACACAAATGTATTAGCTGAAAGATTTAAACAATTAGCTAATATCAAATAATTTAACTAACATTAAAAAGGAAAAATAAAATGGCAAATTTTGATTTATCTAAACTAATGGAAGGCAAAAACCCTCAGTCAGTTATGTTGGCTGAAACTAGACAATTAAAGTCTAAGTGGGAAAATACAGGTCTTCTTGAAGGTTTAAATGAGAAAGAGCAAGGCGCAATGTCTGTTCTTTTAGAAAACCAAGCAAAACAATTGCTTGATGAAGCATCACAAACTGGTGTTGCTAATAACTCTGAAGAGTGGAGCGGTGTAGCTTTACCTTTAGTAAGAAGAATCTTTGGTGAGATTGCTTCTAAAGAATTCGTTAGTGTACAACCTATGAACTTACCTTCTGGACTTGTATTCTATCTTGATTTCAAATATGGTACTGCGCAAGGTGGTAACCCAGCATTCTCTGGAAAATCTCTTTTCGGTGGTGATGGTTCGGATGTAGGTTCAACTAATGTTGCTGAAAACGGTCTTTACGGAGATGGTAGATTCGGATACTCTGCAAATGATGTAACTGCTTCTATCGCTGTAGGTGATATCACATTCGCTTCAGCTTCTTGGGCAGAGGTAGGATTTGACGCTTCTTTATCACAATCAATTTCTGATGGTGAAATCGCTAAACTTACTTTCGCTGCTCCTGCAACTGCTGATTTAGATGGTGCTAACTCTTTCAACATCTCTGATGATGAAATCGTAACTAC